ACGTAGTCTACACATTCCTCACTATGCGATTGGTCGCACATCGACAAATCTCCTTCCAAGATACGGCCCATGCCAAATCTAGCATGCGTGTGGTTCAACACACTGCTGTCCGAACCTATGAAATCATCCCCCGCGATAGCTATCACGTCGTCGCCTTGGTCAATGGCGCGCGCAATGTCGTTGAGAACGTCCCCGGTTGCTCCTGAAGCAAACCAAATCCGAACTGGCCGTATAATACCATTCCTACAAGGAACGCTGAACCAGCGTCCATCATAGATGTGATGCATTTGAGCTGCATAGGCCCGCGCCCAGGGGGCGTGAGCAACATGAGCAGCTTGCGCGAGCACCGCAATCGCCCGAGGTTTCACCGACGGAACTTCACCGTCAGGTCCCACGAGCGTCGACATTTTGATCGTTTCATTGGTTTTCACATTAACCTCTTGATCATATTGCGATATTTTGCCTTCGCGCCAATAGCCCGCTTCCATCACCACCGCAGTGTCTAGAAAGAGTTTTCCTTTCTTTCCAGGCAACGCACGCGCGCACTCCTCGCGTGAAACCATAGGCTGATCGTATTTTTCAACGCCGCCCGAATCATCGATCCGGCGGCTCCGATACAAAGCCTGATTCCACGCTTCCATACGCACAAGCGTTTTCTGCCCTTTGATGAGCGGTTTGTGTATCCTCCCGAGAGCGCAAACAATCATGTTGCGCATCGTTTTGGCCGGTTGATACATCATGCCATTGTTGCCGATGAGCATATATGTCTTTTGCACATACATTTCTTCACCCAACAGATCGTCGATCTGCCGCGATGCTTCTTCGTATTGCATTTTTGACATTTTCAGTTCGGGCGAAAACCGCCAGGACTGCCCATCAATTTGAATGGTTACATCTCCCCGAAATGGTCCGATTGGCACCGTCTCCGCTTCGACGGCGGGTATATGCGTCCCCTCGGAAAGAGCGCATGAACCGCTGTCACCATGAAGACGCTCCGAACCTGGAGCTGTAAGTCGATCAACGATCCAACGGTCGAACCCCGAGGATCGCGCCAGTCGCCGATAACCAGACAAAACCTGACACGCAACCCATACAAGTATGAGAAGCGTTACAAGTAGTCCGGCACCTAACTCGCGACGCGCCGTCTCTGCAGACAGCGTGACGATAGCATTGTCGTCTTGGGCCTTCACTCGCATAACGCTAGCAAAGCTACTGCCCATTTCGAAAAACACGGTAGCAAACGCCACAAAAACAAATATGGCACAGAAAACCATGAGGTATACGACTGTTCGGAAAGGGCTTTGTTGTGGCACGAGAGGTGATCG